AGCGGCCATTGTCCTCGGTCTTTATTTCGTGGAATGCATAGGTCTTGTAAAGCGCCATGTCATGACTCCTTGGCTGGTACTGGAACTGCGGGTTTCGCGGGCGGGGCTGCGGGAAATGGCGGCGGCTTGGGCGGCTGATCGCCCACGGGAACCGAAACCATGTTCAGCGGCGTGAGATAATCATCACCGCCCTCGATTGTCACCATGTCTTCTGCGGTGCGTACATCATTCGCGCTCAACCAGCCCCATTGCCGCCCTGTGGCATAGGACAGGTAGCGCGTTTGGATGTCACCCCGCTCGAAGGCATTCAAATTGAACCGGAACACGTGGTCATCGTCCAGCAGGTGCTTATTGATGGCCTGCTCGATCGCGGACGCGTACGGGGTAATCGTGTAGCGAACGAACTCGATGGACTGTTGCTCGACCGAGGCATAGGTCGGCTTGTCCATTGCTCCGATTAAGTGCGGAGGGACTCCGAAAATCCGGGCTATCTGCTCGACCGAGAATTTCTGCTCCTCGATGTACTGAAGCTGCTCGGGCGGGATAGCGATCGCGGAATACTTCGCGCCCTCCTCCAGAATGGCGATGCGGCCCGCATTGAGCGGTCCTCCGTGGATCTCCTGCCAGGACGAGCGGATGCGGTCTACCTGCTCCTTGCGGAGTTGATTCGGATATTCCAGGACTCCATTTGGTCGCCCTCCGTTCTGGTAGAGATTGAGCGCATAGGTCGAGGACGCCTGCTGCCAGTCAATCGTGTTGCGGTGATAGATCAGAACCGGGAGCCCGAGATAGCCATCCATTGAAAACATGCGGAAATGGATCAGGTTTTCGTCGGTGAAGATATTCAGCCGTCCTCGGAAGTCCGAATAGTAATAAGCAAATGTGCCGTCCGTGTGCAGAATCATCTGGACCCGCGCGGGATTGAGCGGCCAGATGCCTATGACTTCATCGCCGATGCTATCGACCCACGTATAGCCGTTGCCCCACAGCAGCAGACTCAGCAGCGTGGGTTGTATCCATTGCTGCAAAGTCATCTCCGGGTTGGGCGACTTGGTGAGCACGCGGTAGAGCGGATGATCCTTAGCCGGGACTTTCCCCGTGTCGGTGATCTCGAATAGCTCCGTTGGCACAGTCGCGATCGAGTTCGAGATCAGACGGCAGCAGGCCCACACTGCAGCCGAGGAGAGCGCAAGGTTCGCCGCAGGACTAACGCCGATGACTCCGGGCAGCGTGTTGACGGGAGCTCCGACTTGGCCGAGGTTTCCATCGCCCACGGTCTGGATGGGCGTACCGTGAATGTCCTTCTCCACGGCGGGCGCGAGAGCTTTCGGCGCGGTGAATCCGAGCCATTCCTTGGCGCGGGTAATCAGATCGACCATAAACCTCGGTTCTCGTAATCCGCGCGGGGTCCCTGCCGGATGCCGCGTACGATGCACATGAGCAGCGCAGTGACTCCGTCAATTTTCTTCTCCTCGCTGTCCTTCGACGGCATGACCAGATCACCCGCGCGGCGGTTGATTTTGACGTTCGACATCATCCACGCGAGGACGGGGTCGCCGTCGTGATGAATGGTGCGGGCCAGGATGAGCCCCTCCATTTCGAGCATTGCGGGCGTCATCGTCGTAGCGTTCTGCCGGATCTCGACTGGCTTCCGCAGCCCGCGCGATTCGATGCCCGTGATGAGCGTTCCCGCGTGCGCCGGATCGAGCGCGATGTCCAGGACTGCGAAGCGCGAGCTTAGACGGTCCAGGTCATCTAGGATGTACTCGTAGTCGGTGATCGCCCCCTGAGTCGCGGTCAGACGTCCGGCTGCTTCCCAGCCCTGATAATGCGAGTTCTCCGAGCGATTGACGGTCTCGTCCGGCAGGTAATAGAACCCGAACACGGCCCACCAATCGCGTCCGCTCGTCGGAGGAAATGCCGCGACCATGGCCGCAACATCCGAGCGCCACGCGAGGTCTATGCCGACGTAACACTCCTGATGTTCGAAATCCTCCAGGTCGAGCTTGGGATCGGTACATTTCTCCCAGGCACCGGCTGGAAGCCAAGCCACGTCTGCGTTAACCCAGACATCGAGATGCTTGGTCAGGAAAGCATTCTGCGCGGAGGGCATGACCTGGGCGCGTGCTCCTTCGGGGCGGATGGATTCGGGCAGGACCGAGACGCCCCAGTTCGGATTCGCTTTGACCCAGGTCGGCTCCTCCCAGGGGTCATCGCCATCATCGATCGTGTAAATGATCCCGAAGTAGCTCTCGTCTCTAATGAGCTTGCTAAGGACATCGATGACGTGATTGCGCTGGTCGTAGCACACCGAGGCGCGGTTGGTTCCTGCGGTCGTGATGGCCCAGATGAGGGACTGCGTCCGGGAGCCCGTCGCGGTTTCGAGCACGTCCCACAGCCCGCGCGAGGGATGGGCGTGTAGCTCGTCAATGAGCGCGGCATGAAGGTTCAGGCCGTCCAGGTTCCCGTACTCGGCCGAGAGCGCCTCGAATCTGCTCGCGGTCTTTTGCTGGACGATCGTATGCGCTAGGACTTCGACGGAGAAGCGGGCCAGGAATCCCTTCTCGCGTCGGGCCATGTGTTGGGCGTCGGTGAACACGAGCTTGGCCTGATGGATCGCGTTAGCCGCCGAGACGATGTGCGCCCCGTGCTCACCGTCGCAGGCCAGCATATAATTGCCGATCGCCGCGGTGAGCGTGCTTTTGGCGTTTTTACGCGGGACCTCGATGTAGACAGTTCGGAAACGTCGCTTGTCAGTCGCGGTTACTTTCCAACCGAACACGTTGCAGACGATGAAGCATTGCCAGGGCTCCAGGTCGAGCTTGCGGCCATCCCGCGCCCAATCGCCTTTGACGTGCGGGAATCGGCGGATGATGTCGCACACCCGCTCTCCGGCGTCCTCGTCGAAGCGATAGGGCTGATCCTTGCCGCGCCAGCGATCGAGATCACCGAGGAATCGTTCGACGGTGAGCCGGGCCCACCGGCAAGCCGGGGTTTTCCCTGCAATGACCGAATCGGCATACCTCCGCGCCAGCGCAACGTGCTCGTGCGCTGTGCGGGTCGAAGCCATACCTCAATGCACGATCAGTTGAAGAACCAGACTGAGAACCCAGCAGAACAAGCCCGCGCGGCGACGAGATTTCCTCCGCGCGGAGGTACGACTCCGAAACCCGCTAGCAGGAAACAGACCATAGCCAGCACGAGCAGGAAGACGTGGAGCACAACCATCATGACCTCCAGGGAACCCCGAGTAACCGCGCACCGTGGTCGGTCAACGGGACTCCATCTCTGACATGCTCGACCCAGGGCGACGAAGCGGCGGCAGCGTGCTTGTGTTTCGTGAGTGCCGAATCGCGCCGTACAAAACAATTAGCTCGGACCAGCAGCGAACGGAGACGCGCTCGAGAACTCGGAGCCACGCGGGGCTGCATCCAGGCGGCTTGGCGATCGGCCCGCTCTCGGTGGAGCCGCGCATAATCGCTCGATCTCATCCCGTCGCCACGTCCTCCCATCCGGCCAGGGCTCCGAGCGGAAGCTCCCCGGTCATGATGCGGGTCCGGCTTGCGGGCGAGAAGCCCAGGTGATCGATGGCGCGCAGCATGATAAGCGCCTGCTTGTTGACTACGGGCAGATAGGGCGATTGAATCGGGAGCCCGGTGTTGGGGGCTTTGACCAGGAGTCCGTGCTTGCGGACCTCGGCCAGGGCGCGGCGATGGAGCACGTGAGCGGTGCACCACGTTTCGAGGACCGATGCGTCGATCATTTTGAGCAGCCCCGGAGGGGCGTGCTGGATGGCGTAATTCCAGACCTCGCGGAGTTCCTCGTCTGCTTCGAAGTGCGCGGGTGCATTCTTCAGGTCGCCCACGGGTTTCGGTTCCTGCGTGTTGAGCTTGCGCTTGCCGGGATTTCCGCGAATGATTTTCAAGTGCGTCGGCGTGGGATGGCGTCCAGTTTCATACGAGTGAGTGAGTCAGATTGATCGCTGCGAAAAATTCTTGGCGCAGTTCCGGCTTATCGCGGAAATGTCCGAGCATGGCCGAACTGATGAACGTGGCGCGTTGCTTGCGTGCGCCCCGGCAGGACAAGCAGCCGTGAGTGGCCTCGATCAGGCACGCGGCCCCGAGCGGCGAGACGTGCTCCAGGATGGCTCCCGCGATTTCGGCGCAAAGCCGTTCCTGCAATTGAAAGCGACGCGCGAAACAATCGACCACCCGCGCGAGTTTCGAGATCCCGACAACGAAGTCATTCGGGATGTAAGCCACGTGAGCGCGTCCGTTGAACGGCATCATGTGATGCTCACAGACCGAAGTGAACTCGACGTCTTTCAAAATCACCAGGTCGTCACCCGGTGCGGGAAATCGGCACGCGAGGATATCGGCGGGGTTTTCGTCGTACCCGTCCGTCATCTCGAAAAGCGCGTCTACCACGCGGCGCGGAGTGTTGCGGAGCGTCTCTTCCGACACGTGGCCGTTGGCGATAAGCCGCATCATTTCGCGGATTCCGTCCTCGGCCAGCACTAACGGACGTTCCAGGACTTGTGCTGTTGCACGGACAGTCGCCATGTCGGATTTTCCTTTACCAGTTCGATGCACCACGCGAGAGTTTCGGGTTTGAGCCCGTGGCCGTTGAACGCGGGCGAAATCAGTTTGTGTTCCGCCTCGCACCGAGGACGCGGAATCGCTTGCCCCACTTCGCGAACATACTTCACTTCGTCTGCGAACAATTGCCGGACGGCATGCTCCGCGACCTTGGGCGAGACAGTGATGAAATCCACCGGGGCCTCGATCGCAATCGACCCGTTTGTCTCGATCGCGATGAAGTAACCAATTTCGTGGAGCGCGTCCGCGAGGTCGCGGTCGTACTGCAGCGCGGGCTCTCCTCCGGTCA